GCCAGCAGCTACCCGGACAGCGTGTTCGTGTTCCTCCCAGGCAACTGAATTGCGGTCTGAACCGGAGTTCGTGATCATGAACAGCAGCGGATCGCGGCGGAACTTGAAGCCACGCTCCAGCATTTCGATGATCGAGCGGTCTGGCAGCTCGTGGATCTCGTCAGCGAGCACGAAGTAGGGGCGGGGCCCCGATCCGGTCTTGCCCGTATCTCGCGACACTGGTCGGAAAAAGCTCCCTGTAGGCAAGTGTGCGATGTTAAACTCGCGACTTGGACCACCTGAGAAGCTTAGGCGGCGGGCGAGAGAAGGGGACTGGCGTACCATCCTCACTGCGTCACGGAACAGGATGTTGGCCTGCTCTTTCTTGGCCGCGGCCGCGTAGATCTGGGCGCCGGCCTCCTTGCAGGCGGTCATGCCATAGATGCCGATGCCGCCTGCTACCGGCGACTTCCCGTTGCCTTTGCCTTGCTCGATGTAGGCTCGACGGAACCGGCGCCTGCCATCCTTGCGCTTCCAGCCGAAAACCGAACCGATGATGAAGGCTTGGCTCGGTTGAAGCTCGAAGGGTTGACCCTCAAACTGACCTTCCGAAAGCTTCAGCACCTCCTCGAAGAAAGCGAAGGCGTGGTTTGCGGCATCGTGATCAAACCAGATGCCATCCTTACGCTTAAGGTCGGCGATGTGCCTCTTGCAGGCGTTACGAACGTGGGGTCCGGCGACAATCTCGCCCGACACCACAGCCGTGGCATAGGCCAGCGTGCGGTCAGGCGAAGAACCGGTCGGCGGGGTCGCCACTTTCTTCCGGCGGCTCGGCCGAGATCCTGCTCCTTGCACTGGGCGTCATCCCGAATTCTGCGGCGTAACGCATCATGTCCGCCGCCGCCTTGTTGGCAGTTCCCACCAGCGGGTTCTGGATCGCGTTGCCGTTCGATGTCTTGATCATGAGGCCGCCGGTCAGCTGGTCCTTCTCGGCCATCTTGGCGATGGCCCGTTCGGCCTGGACCCAGCGTCCATAGGCCATGGCGTAGGCAGCAAGTGCCGCCCGGTCGATCTCGGACAAGATGCCGAGGTTGAAGAGCTCGGTTGCCACCCGGTTCCATTCCTCGACCGCATCGGAGGTGAGGTGGGCTGGCGGCGCTGGTATTGCAGCCTTGGTCTTGGCCTCTTTGCGGTTGACCTTTCGCTTACCCGGATTGGAGGTCACAAGCTTGAGCTGCGTAGGCTTCGGCTTTCTGCCGGTAATCATGCGGCCTCAGCTATTCTCCCGCCTGCAATTTCGTCGAAAGTCCGGCCGTCCCCTTCAAGGGTCGCAGCCTGGCCGGTGAAATCCTGCCAGCGCTTCACGGCCACATCGATGTAAGCGGGATTAAGCTCGATGGCGTGGATGGCGCGGCCGGTCATCTCACCGGCGATGATAGTGGTGCCCGAGCCAGAGAAAGGCTCGTAGACAGCCTGGCCCGGGCTGGAATTGTTCTCGATCGGGCGCTTCATGCACTCGACCGGCTTTTGGGTGCCGTGGCCGGTTTCGTTCTTCTTGGGCTTGGCGATGTGCCAAACGGTGGTCTGCTTGCGGTCACCGGCCCAGTGACCTTTGGCCCCCTTCTTCACGGCATACCAGCAGGGCTCATGTTCCCAGTGGTAATCGCCTCGTGAAAGGACAAGCTGGCCCTTGTCCCAGATGATCTGGGAGCGGAGCATAAGATCGCAGGCAGCAAGACTGTCGCCGACAACGCCAGCGTAGAGCCCGGCGTGCCAGACATAGGCAACGTCACCCGGGAACAATGCCCAAGCTTCGCGCCAGTCGGCCTTGTCGTCGTTCAGCACCTTGCCTTTGGCGGTGCCGGATGCAGCCACGCCGGCCTTCTCGCGCCAGGCTGGATCGTACTCGACGCCGTAGGGAGGATCAGTGACCATCAGGTGGGGCGAGACGCCATTAAGGGCCTTGGCCACCGTGTCAGCATCGGTGCTGTCGCCGCAGACCAGTCGGTGCTTGCCGAGCAGCCAGACATCCCCCGGCTTTGCTACCGGCTCGATAGGCACCTCGGGAATTTCGTCCGGATCGGTGTTGCCCTCAGTTTTCTCGGCCAGCATCTTCGAGAGTTCGTCATCGGAAAACCCGGTCAGCAGCAGATCGAAGTCGAAACCCTGCAGATCGCCAAGCTCGACCGCGAGCAGTTCGAGGTCCCAGCCGGCGTTCAGCGCCAGCTTGTTATCCGCGATGACGTAGGCCTTTTTCTGCGCTTCGCTCCAGCCCTTGGCGACCATGGTCGGGATCTGACTTAGCCCCAGCTTGCGGGCAGCGAGCAGACGTCCGTGACCTGCGATCAGACCGCCGTCTTCGTCAACGAGGATCGGATTGGTCCAGCCCCATTCGCGGATCGAGGCCGCGATCTGTGCAACCTGTTCATCCGAGTGCGTGCGGGAGTTGCGCGCGTAGGGCGTGATCTTCTCTATCGGCCAGAGCTCGCTGCTCTGGGCCGGCCAGTCCTGATCCATAAATGTCCTTGGTGTGGATTTGGCTGCGGCGGCCACTAAGCTCGCGGCACTTGTTCAAGCCAGTTTATGAAGGCAAAAAGCCTTAGCTTTAAACGATCGGAGCATCCGTATCGTTTTAAACGCCTTTTTATGGGGATCCGATAATGGCGCACGCGGGAAAAAAGCCGACTGACGTTCTTTTGGCAGAACTCGAATTTCTGAATGAATATCTTATCGAAGTTGCTCAGATATTTCGATCTCAAGGACGCAATGAGGACGCTGAAATTGCAGAAGGGTGGTCGTCGCTGCCTATCGAAGCCGCCGAAAGAATTAGTGATCTGATCAATCGCTGATGTAGCATTTTGTCGATCAGGAGAGCCTTTGAAAATGGTTCTGAAGACAATTTCAGGTTGGTTCAGATCTGCCCCGAAGGCTGATCCTGCACCTCAAGTGGAGATATTACCGTCCATTCTACTGAACTATGAGTGGACTGGGGATTTCCCACCCTTTGCGCACCAGAAGGAAACGTCATCATTCCTGTCAGCTCGGCAACGGGCATTCTGCTTCAACGAGCAAGGTACGGGCAAGACGGCTAGTGTTATCTGGGCCGCCGACTATCTCATGAAGGCCGGCAAAGTTAAGAGGGTCCTGGTGCTATGCCCGCTGTCCATCATGGATAGCGCGTGGCGGCAGGACTTACATACGTTCGCCAAGCATCGCAGTTCCGCCGTTGCGCACGGGAACACAACGCAACGAATTCAAACAATTCGCTCTAGATCCGAATTTGTTATCCTCAACTACGATGGTTTGAGTATCGTCAAGGATGAAATCATCAATGGAGGCTTCGATCTAATCGTAGTTGATGAGGCCAATGCCTACAAAAATCATGAGACTAACCGCTGGAAAGTTCTGCGGGAAGTTAGCAACCACGTGCCAAGGCTGTGGATGATGACCGGCACCCCAGCGGCTCAGTCTCCTGTGGATGCCTTCGGTCTCGCCAAACTGGTTAACCCGGACAACTGCCCCAAATATTTTGGGGAGTATCGCGCTACCGTTATGCAAAAGGTTACAAAATACAGATGGGCTCCCAGACCGAACGCCGAGAAGGTGGTGCACCAGGTTTTGCAACCCGCGATCCGGTTCGAAAAAAAAGACTGCTTAGAACTTCCAGAAGTTACACATGTAGACCGTGAGGCTCCACTCACACCTCAGCAGCAGAAATACTACAACATTCTGAAAAATCGCATGCTTATGGAAGCTGCTGGAGAGGAAGTAAGCGCTGTCAATGCCGCTACACAGATAAGCAAGCTGCTCCAAATTAGCGGGGGTGCAGTTTACACGGATACCAGAGAAGTCCTAGAATTTGACGTTTCCAACCGTTTGAACGCGGTGCTTGAGGTGATCGAGGAGGCCAGCCACAAAGTGCTGGTCTTTGTACCCTTCACTCACACAATAGACCTACTGCGCACACGCTTGGAGAAGGCCGGTATCTCTTGCGCTGTTATCAATGGAAAGGTGCCGGTCGATCATCGCAGCGAGATTG